GGCGAGCTTAGTTTTTCACCGTTTCGGGCGTGTTTGACCGGCGCGCACCCGAGACTTTTTAGGAGTTTGCTATGCCGGTCTTGGGTACAGGTATCGTCCCGTCAGGTGGCGTCAACAGTTTAGGCGCCGAACTCCAATATGTGGTGCGCCGCGCGTTCGTCAAAAAGCTCGTGGTGCAGCTCTACAACACCTCGCCGCTGGCCGCAGCGCTGATTGCGAACTCGCAGCCCGCCTCCGGCGGTGTGTCGAGTGTCACGATTCCGGCACAAGGCTCGCAATTCGTCAATTTGCAGTGGGTCGGGTACGACGGCTCATTCAACCAGCCGGCAGTGCAGCCGGCAGTGACCAACCTCGAGTTCAACTTGAAGGGCGCAGTAATCCCGATTCCGTACTTGGGGTTTGAAGGATTGATCCAAGACGCGCACGAGATCATTCCGTTGTTGGCGGCGCGCATGAACGATGCGGGAAACGTCTACTGCGATGGTGTCGCCACTGCCCTTTTGAACAATGTGTCGAATACGGCACAGATCATCGGCCTGCCGGCGGCAGTCGATGACGGCACGAACTCGGTGTTGTACGGCAACCAGTCGCGCACCACCAACCCCTGGTTGAAAGCGAAGCGCTACGCCGCGGGTGGTGTGAACCCGACTCGCGCGCTGGTCGCGCAATACATCACGGGCACGTTCAAGTACGGCGGCGAGCTCCCGACCTTCGGCATCATGGGTCCGGCCACGTGGCAAACGTTGCAAAACGATTACCTGGCGAACGAATCCTATGTGGTCACGCCAGAGAAGGGCTTTGACGATGAGCCCTGGGGTGCGCGTTCGGCTTTCCGTGCGTGCATGGTGTCGGGAATTCCTATTTACATGGATCCCTACGTGCCCGAGGGCACGATGTACCTCTTGAACACCGGGTACCTCGCCTTCTACATCCACGAGCGCGCGGCGTTTGCGTTCACCGGATTCGAGAGCACACTGTCGAACTATCAGATTGGCTATATCGGCGCGGTACTCTCGCTGCTCGAGCTGGTCTTGGCGAAGCCGAAAGTTTGCACGGTCGTCACCGGCTTCACATTCGTCGCGATTTAGGAGCGTCACATGGGGTTCATGGATATCTCAGGCCAAGGCAACAATTATCAGATGCTCCCGGTTGGCATGGGCGCCGGCGAGTCTTTCATTTTGCCAGCCGGCCAAGGGGTAATCGGCGGGTTTGGCGGAATATCCTCGCCGCAGCTCGGCACCAACAATCAGCTCTCGGGGCAATATTTTTTGCAGCTGGGGCAATATTCCGTACTGCAAATGTACGACGTGGGCTTGAACTACTGGCAAAACGTCAACGTGGGGCCCATGCAGCTGGTCACCATCTCGGCGGACGGGGCTAATTTCCGCATTGCGAACTCCACCGGCTGCCCGATCGGCGCACTGATCACGGGCGCCGGCTCCGCCGGCACCAACGGCTTTTACGGCTATTCCTCATTCGGTGCCGGCCAAGGCGGCGCGGTTGTCATTCAAAACGGCATCACCTCTATCGGCAACGCGGTGTTCACCATCACTCCGTCGGCCGGCGGCTCGCTGTGGAATGCGATTGTGGGCGGCGCGGTGAGCACCACCATGTCGTTCTCCGGTGCCGCGGTCTATAACGGCAACTACGGAATAACCGGCACCTTTGGCGCGACCGCGGGTGGCGCGATCCCCTCTGCCGGTGCGAGCTACACCAAGCCGCCGCTGATCGTTTTCTCGCCGCCGCCGAATCAAGGCGCGCAGCCGTACCTTTTGCCGACTGCCATTTGCGCGATTTCGGCCGGCGCCATTTCCTCGATCACCGTGCTCAATCAGGGCGCGGGGCTCTTGGGGCTGCCGGGCGTCGTAGTGATTCCGCAACCCGGCGACACCACCGGTGGCGGCGCAGTGATTGGCTGGCTCGCGGCGAACAATGCGCAAGTCGGCTCGGGCACGGTGCTGCTGATGTGGCCGTATTACTTTGGCACGCCGCTCACCGCGGTACCGACGTTTACCTACGGCGGCTCGAGCAATCCGGCACCGACCGCCACGGCGATCATGAATTTCACGATCACTGGCGTCGCGGGTACGCCAGGCGCGGGCTATGGCACCACGCCGGGCGGAGTCATCAACGGTGGCATCGTCGCGGGTGCGGCTGCCAACACGAATCCGATGTACGACAAACAGCTGTCGATCCCGGTGTATCCACCGTTGACCATCACCACGGCGACCGGCGTGCCGGCGCTGTCGGGTCCGTTCCAAGGGGTGAACTTTCAAGCGATTCCGACGTACACCGCGATCCCGAACGGCACGGCCGCGCCCGGCACCGCGAACGCCTCAACCTTCACGGTCGGCGGCGCGCAAGACTACTGCCGCTTGCAGACGTTCTAGTCCAATGCCCCGGAGCTGCATCCGGGGTCGCTTTTTGCCAAGAGAATTTTGGCCGTCGGGCCGCGCGTTTCTCAAACCACACCACCCGGAGTTGACCTATGGATGGTATTTTCGTCACGAACACCAACGATTTTATCCACACTGACCGTTACGACGGCGAGGATTTTGTTTTCCCGCCGGGGAAGAAGGTCTACCTGTCCAAAGCCGCGGCGTCGCACTGCTTTGGTTGGAATATGCCGGACAAAACCGAAGTGCTGGTGCGCTTGGGCTGGGCCACGCGCTACGATTCTGTGAAAAAGGAATTCACTGACGACCCCGAAGGGATCAGCAAGCTCGCCGGCTTCGAGTTCGATGAAGCCGTCATGGTGTCGCGTTCCTCGATTTTGGATCAGGCGGCCGTGGATACCACTGAAATAGCTTAAAGTCGTGACCACGCTTGGACCCTCCACCACACCCGGCACGTATGAGTTTCAGGTACTTGACCAGCTCCACGATCCGACGGCCCTGCGATGGTCCTTGCCGCAAGTCGACGGCTACATCAATGAAGCTCGCAAGCAGACCGTTATGGACACGGGCTGCTTGCGCAACCTCCAACAGACGTTTTGTTCCCAAGGGGTGGAGCAGTACACGTTTGGCCAAGTGGCGGGCGGAATCATTCTTACGGCAGGCTCGGGCTACTCGGGTCCGTCGGTTGCTTTCAGTGGCGGCGGAGGCTCGGGCGTAGCAGCAACGCTTTCGCAAAGTGGTGGTGCGGTCAACGCTATTGCTTTCACGAACAACGGGTCCAGTTATGTCACTGCTCCCGTCGCCACTGTCTCGGATTCTGGCGCCGGCGCGGGCGCCACGGTGCAAGTCGGGGTCATCAATGTCCTGACTTACGATATTTTGTCGATCAATTTGCTGTGGGGCACCGAGCGCTACACCTTGCAGTGGTACCCGTGGCGTCAGTTCTCCGCGTGGTTTCGCCCGTTCACCGCAGCGTCTTACCAGCGCCAGCCGGTTGCCTGGGCGGTCTACGGCGACAACCAGTTTTTCATTGGACCCACGCCGGATCAGACCTACGCGATTGAAATCGATTCGGTGATTTTGCCCACGCCATTCGTCACCGGCGATACCACGACCAACGATGCGATTCCGGTGATGAGCCAAGATCCGGTCAAGTTCTATGCGGCGTACCTCGCCAAGTCGAACGCGCAAAACTACGGTGAGGCGGAAAAGAAACTGGGCGAGTACCAGCGTCGCGTGCGTGAAGTCGTTGCCGCCTACACCGGGCGCCTGCCCGATGTGTATGGAGCTTAAGTGGCGGCGCGTGGTGCATCCAATGTAGGAGGGCAAAACCCCGAGTTCATTTGGCGTGAGTTCGCGGGTTTGAATGTCTTGGATGGCCGCGAGGCTATCAACGACAACGAGTTCGCCTGGTGCGAGAACGCCATTCCGATTGCGAGTGCCAAGCTCTTGCCGGTGAATGGCCCTTCCTCCGCACTTGCGACAGTGAGCACCGAGACGGGTTCACCCTCCTACGTTAAAAATTTCAATGTCGCGGGCACCGACTACTGCTTTGCGGTGTGGGCCGCGACCGGCAACGGTTACGTGGTCAATCTCTCGACGTTCGCCATCACGGCCATGATCACGGGCCTCACGTCCGGCAAGACTTCCGCGACTCAGTACAGCAATCAAGGCTTGCTGATCATCGACCCCACGGGGTACTGGGATTGGAGCGTCACGACGCCGAACACGTTGACCCCGCAAAATGGCTCGCTCGCTTTTGCGACGTTGCAGCCCGGACCACTCACGCTCGCAATGGGCACATCGTTGCAACAGCACTACGTGCCGGCGTCGGGCACCGGCGGCTCGTATCAAACCGATTACGAAGTGACCAACGTCACGATCAACGCCGCCGGCACGGGCTACGCTGTGGGCGACACGATCAACCTGACCGACGGCAATCCCATTACTTCGGCGCAGATTGTGGTGGCCTCGGTCGGCGTCGCCGGCGCCATCACGGGCATTACGCTCACTGCCGGCGGCGAGTACCCGGGCCCGACCAGCGGTACTTTTGTGCAAGTGGGCCCCACCGGCAATGTCACGTCGACCACCGGGGCGGGCACCGGCGCGACCTTCACGGGGCACATGGTCGCCTACCAAGCGACAATTTTGACGCGTGGCACGGGCTATCCGGCATTGTCGATCGGCCTCGATCGCTATCAAGTCGGCGCGCTCTTTTTTACCGTGGCGGCAGTGAACGTCACCTCGAGCGGGGTGATCGGTGGCACGGCGATCGCGGTGTACGCCGGGCGCGTGTGGATCGCGTTCGGCCGCACGGTCTATTTCACCGATATCAATTCGTACAATTCCTTTGGCGGTGTGGGCGGCTCGTTTTTTATTCCCGAATCGTACTTGCACAACAACGTCACGGCGCTGTTTGCGGCCAACAATTACCTGTATATTTTTGGGGATACCTCGATTGATGCACTCTCGAATGTGACGGTGGCGGCCGGCATCACTTCGTTTTCGCGCATCAACGTCACAGCGTCGGTGGGCACCTCCACGCCGACCTCGGTGTTTGCGTATTATCGCGCGATTTGTTTTTACCATGCTTCGGGGTTCTACCTTCTGGCGGGTGCGACACCGGAAAAGATATCGGACAAGATATCGGGGCTCATTCAAAACCTCGCCGTCGCATCCCAAGGTACGGACATTCCGGCCGCCTACGGCTGCGAGGTCCAGGTGGCGGGCGAGCTCTGCGCCACGTTTTTATTCAACCTCAACGATGTGTTCACGCAAGGGGGTGCCTCGCGCACCATCTTTGCGCTATTTTTCCGCAATCGCTGGTGGACCGCGACCTTAGGCAGTGCCAGCAATCTGTATTTTTTGACGCAAGCGATGATTTCGGTGCCGGTGCTGGTCGGTGTCGCAACGATTTACGCCTGGGCGACGAATTCACTGTACCGTGCGTTCAATCCCGCATCGGCGCTCGCGTCCTGGTTGATCAAGTCCAAGCTGTGGGACGCCGGCGCCCCGACCCATGACAAGCAATCGATCAACGCCGCGATCGCGGGCACGTGGTCCGGCACCAATGTCGGCGTCACCTTGAACGTAGACACGGAAATCAACACCGAACCCGCTGTCATTTCGCCACTGACTAGTGTCACCGCGGGCTATCACTTCAACGCTTCGGCGGCAAACAATGGCGGCACGCAATACTTGGGGCTCACGGCCACCGGCTCGACCGACATGACGCAAATCAACATGCTCGCGCTCCGTGGCAAATCGGGCGATCGGGACAAGCTGCAATGAACATCGATTTGGCCGCGAGCACGGGGTTCAATGATCGCCAGGGCTTGCAAAATTTTCTGCTCACGCACCGCTTTGTACACCTCGAGACGGCAAATGCGCTCACGGCCAAGTTTGGTGTGCCGGTGTCGACTTTCGGGATCGATTCGCAGATTGCGGAGGAGGCGTGGCTCGAGCTCATGAAAAAGGCCAAGCCGGGCTCGCCGGTACCGATCGCATTGCAAGACTGGCTCAATGTGCATGCCGATATGCACAATCAAAGCTATACTCTGCTCGGCTCCACCCCGACGACGGCGCCCGACTTGTCGATTGCGGACTTCTCCTCCGCGGGTCAGTTTTACGATTGGATGTACGTGCACCAGCAAATGCACGACTTCGAGTATCAGCAGTTGGGGCTCACATGAATGCACAAATTCGGCCGCAAGTGACGATTGCGCGTGAGCGCTACTCCGAAGCGCTGTGCGCCGAGCTCCTGCCACTCTTGCAAGACAACTGGGTGCGCACGGAAAGCTACATCGGTGAATTGGCCATAGATCCTAATTTTGAGAAGTATCAAAAGCTCGATGCGATGGATTTGGTGACGTGCGTCACCGCGCGCTTAGGTGGGCGCCTGGTCGGCTATGCCATCTACTTCACGAGCTACAGTCTGCACCACAAGACGGTCAAAACCGGGCACGGTGACATGATCTATGTCAAGGATGAGCCGGGTTTTGGGCAGATTGTTTTTGACCTACTGAAAGAGTGCGAGCGATTGCTTCGCGCGCAAGGTGTGGTCTATATGGGGTGGTTCGTGCACCGCGAAAGCCGCATCCACGCAATTTTGAAGTCTCGCGGCTACGTGGACGATGAAATCGTCATGGAGAAAAAGCTGTGATGCCACGCCTGTATTTCCTCGAATGTCCGGTCACCGATGTTATCGGCACCTTGGCGGAGGTTTTGGGCGATGCGGGCACGGTGGCGGAGGTGGGCGGCGCGGCAGCGGCGGGTGTCGGTGCGGCGGATGCGGCCGGTGCTTTTGGCGGCGCGGATGCTACGAGCGCCGGCCTAGATACGGGCGCCGCGGGGGCTGACACCGGCGGGGTGGCGGCACCCTCGGCAACCTCCGGTTTGGGCTCGCCGGTTGACCCCAATGCGGCGGGCACGGCGGGTGGCGCAGGGGCGGCCACTGCCACACTTCCCGAACAGACCGTCACCGCGGCCTCTACAGCGCCCGGGAGTGTGGCTGCGGGCGGCTCCGCGACCGGCGGCCTGATCGATAGTCTGGCGCCGGTGGCGGGCGCGGGGCTCTTGGCCGGCGGCGCGGCGGGTGGCGGGGGTGCCGGGGTGGCGACGCCGACCAGCGGGGCGCTGACGGCGAACAACACGCCGGCGGGCATCACTGACACCGGTCAGACCTTGGACAGCGGTCAATTCTTATCCGCAAACGACGCCGGGCCGTCGCTACAGAGCTTGAGCCCCGATGTGGCGCAGTCCTTGGGGCTCTCCTCGCCGGACGCCTCCACCGGCGGATTCACCGATTTCGACGCCTCGAATGCTGCGGTGGATCCGGCCTCGACCGGCATCGACCCCAATGCTCCGGCCGCGGGCGCGGGTTCCAATGGTTTTGGCAGTGAGCTCGAGAACTTCTTCAAGAATCCCAAAAACGACGCCACGGCCGGCTTGCTTGGCATTTCGTTGATGAACGCGCTCAAGAAACCAAAATTGCCGAGCCAGGATCAGACGGCCTCCGCCGCGGCGACGGCCGGCGTGCAGGGCGCAACCTCGGTGATTCAGTCGGGCGGCACGGCGACACCGGAGTGGGCGAGTCAAAAGTCCTCGATCGATGCGACCATTGATCAGCAAATCAAACAGCAGTCCGAGGCCATTCAGCAAGCCGCGGCGAATAACGGTGAGGGCAATCAGAATTCGGGCATCGTGCAACAGCAGATTGCGCAGATGACCCAAAACGCCAATGTGCAGCGTCAGCAGCTCTATGCCCAAGCACAGCAGCAAAACGTACAGGCTGCGCTCTCCGAGCTCTCGGGCGGTGATGCGACACTCACGGCGATCGGCAACACGCAATTGCAGCAAGAGGAGCAAGCCCAGGCGCTCGCGGCGCAGACCGCAGAGATGGCGCTGCTCTTGCAGTCGGGCGGCAGCGTCAAGATTCCGGGCACGAGCCCGACACCGATGGGTACATGAGCACTCCCGCCGAAGCGCCGCTGCTCAAAGACATTGCGGCCGATCGCAATGAAGCGGCCACACGGCAGACTGCGCTCGATGCCGAGCGGCAGACCTCGAGCACGGAGCGCGAGGGGGTGTTGCAGCCGATGGAGGCCGGGGTCAACAAGGAAATTGCTTCATTAGGCACCTTGAAACCCCCTCCGGTGACGCCGCTGCCGGAGTGGAAGCCACAACCGCTGATCGACTCGAAAGATTATCAACAACTTTCAATGGGGCTGATCGGCATGTCGCTGATCGCAGGCATTGCCTCGCGCGGCAACTGGATGGGCGTGTCATCCACCCTCAATGGCGCGCTCAAGGGCTATTACGATGGCAACCAGGAGGCCGCC